CGAAGGATAGGCTGCGTGTTTTCGCAATCTATAAATATCACGCCTTTTAGGCAAATAGTTATATATTACAGAAGCGCGGCAAATATTCAAGGCAATCCTTATGTGTCTTTAGAAGCTCATGTAAGCCGTGCAAGCGTAAGGGGGCAGGTGAATGTGTCTGGCACTATTGTAGATACTATAGATGTAGTAAGGCAAGGTACGGCAAGCCCTGCGATAAATCGTGAAGGCCAAATCGTGTTAGACGTAAGTGCAATAAATGAGCATATCTTTTTGAGTTTTGGCGCTTTCTGTAATCAGGATAGGGCAAGTGATATATTTGCAGGAGCGGTCCAAATCACAAGAGTAGACTTTTTAAATTAGAAAGGAGAAGCGATGAAATATACGGTCATATACAGAGACAATGGAGATGTGTTGGCGGTGGTATCCGAACAGCCGGATGTTAAAAGTATAAAGATAAATACTTTCGATATACCCGACGGTAATATCATAGACAGCATAGATATAAGCGGTAAGGAGCATACTGCAGTCACTCACGCGACCCCGATGGCCGATATGGCAAAACTGCAGGCGGAACTTGAGGCGACAAACAAGCGTCTTGAAGAGATGAACAATAAGCGAAGCGCTGAAGTTGAAGAGGTGAGAAAAGCGATACTTGCAAATTCTACTATGATAGCAAGTATATCCCCTGATACTATGGAAGATGATGAAGATGCAAATTAAGGATTTCTAATATTTAGAAGTCCTTTTTTAATATTATTTTTTTTGAAAAGGAGATAAAAAATGAAGGCAATATACGATCTGTTTGCAACAGCGATTATAAACGGAGAGACAAGGTACAGGGACATCCGGAGCTTGCGGATGATAATGCGGAGTTGGCCACACCGTCAAATGCTGAGCGTATAGAAGAGTAAAAGAGAAGGGGGATTTTACTTTGAATCTATTTAAAGACTGGTTTTTAGCCCTTCAGGTGAAGGACATTATATCGCTTGTGGCGTGGATAATCGGGGGGCTGAGTATCCTTATAGAATTTAATAAGAAAATCCCCCTGCATCCACTTAGTCGTGCGGTGAAGTGGATGGGTAGTATTTTAAATCGTGAGACTTATGAAAAGCTTGACGAGATAGCTTTGAAAAGCTCACAAACGAAGGAAGAAGTAAAAGAAATAAATGAGAGACTTACGCGCTTCGAAGAAGAGACAAATGACAAGCGTGCAGTCGATATGCGTAACCAAATAATTGACTTTTCTGAAAACTTGAGACTTGGCCATATCTTTTCGATAAAGCAATTTGAAACAGCTATGTGCACTATAAGCCGATATTACGACCACTGCGAAAGGCATAATATAAAAAATCACTACATTGACAGTGAGACGGAATTTATAAAAGAAAAATTCAGAGAAGCAAAAGAAAGGAAGTAATAAGATGAAGTTTAGTAAGAATACTTATGATTTTTTAAAGTGGGTAGCGCAGTTTTTACTGCCAGCAGCAGGCACGCTTTACTTTGCGCTTGCAAGCATTTGGAACTTGCCACACGGTGAGCAGGTCGTGGGAACAATTACCGCGGTAGACACTTTTTTGGGCGTACTATTGGGTATCAGTTCAAACACATATTACAAAGATTTGAAAAATTTATAATTGAAGTTTGAGGGCTGCAAGGCCCTCTTTTTAATTTTTGAATAGGTGGGGAAAATGACACTTTTAGAGATTTTCGGAGTAAAAGAAAGCTACCTGCTGCCGACTGCAATAATGGATAAAATCCATAATGGTGACATCGCCGATATGGTCAAGAAGATGCGCGAAAATGGCATCACAGATTTAAGAGACTACTATCAATCTGAACAGGGCGATAGAAAAAGCCTGAAGCAAGATTTTACACCCGACTGCATATGTGAGATTGTGGCAAGTCTTACAAAAGATGGCACTTGCTTAGATATGTGTGCAGGCACGGGAGCGCTTGCAAAGGCTGTGGCGAAAAAACACGGCACTAAGATACATGAGATTGAATTAAGTCAAAGAACTATAGCTTTTAATTTGCTTGATGGGATTTTAAACGGACTTGAAGGCATAGTGGAAGAGGGTGACTGTTTAAGAGATACAGTGAAAAGCCGATATGTTCTTGAAAAAAACAACGGCGAAATAATTGTAAAAGTTGATGACATGCAAGAGGTTGGCAAATACGACAACGTCGTCATGAATCCACCGTATTCAATGGATTTTCCTGATACAAAAGATTACAGCTTTTACGGCTTTGAGGTGCCAAAAAGCAAAGCGGATTATGGCTTTATTTTAAACGGCCTAAGTCATTTAAAAGATGATGGCCGACTCATTGCGATAGTACCGCATGGCCTTCTTTTTAGGGGGCAAAAAGAAGGCGACATCCGAAAATGGTTGGTAGAGCAAAGGCTTATAAAAGCGATTATAGGATTGCCTGAAAAACTTTTCTTAAATACCGCCATTCCCGTATTTATTTTAGTGCTTGAGAGAAATTCAGAAAACATCTTAGTAGTAGATGCTTCAAAAGATTTTAGCAAATCGGGAAAGAATAACATCATGGAGCAGGCGCATATAGACAAGGTTCTGAAAGCTTTTTTTGATTTTAAAGAAGTAAAGAAGTTTGCACACGTGGCAAGCTATGAAGAGATAAAAGATAACGATTTCAACTTAAATATTCCACGATACGTGGATACATACGAGCCTGAACCGCTGCCGGACATGAAAACGCTTTTAAAAGAATTAGAAGAAATAAGACAAGAGGAGCGAAAAACCATGGGCGACTTGTATGAGATGTTGGGCGACCTTGTCGGACCTGTAGAAGACATGGCCATAATTGGTGCGCATAGACAAATATTACTTGAGGACATGAATAATGAATCTTAAAAAGAATAAGGTAATAAATATTACAGAAGTTTGCGACTTTGAAAGAGCCGTAGACAAGAAGAAATATCCTGCAGGAAGCTGCTATATAAAGCTTTCTGCCGTGGATGAATTTGTCGGTCAGATAAGAGAAGAAGGCGAAATTGATAGCAGATATTGCGTCTTTATACCCAAAGACGGCATAAATACAGATTATCTTTTTATAGCTATAAGCAGAAGCTTTCCGAAATTTTTACGCAAATATCGTACAACTATAAATTTACAGATAGATGTAGTGAGTAAATTTGAGTTGGATTGGCATGAAGAAAAAGAGGCGCAAGCCTACATAGTAAAAGCTATGAGGCAAATTCAAAGAGAGATAGAGCTTACAGAAGCTCAAATCGAACATGAAAAAAATCAAAAGAAATATTACTTGGGAAATTTATTTCCTGATATGAAATAGGAGCAAGATGAAGTCTAAGACATACGAAGAATTTGTAGAAAAATTTAAACCTAAAAAGACGACAGACGACTGCTACACACCGCCTGCGGTATATGAAGCTGTAAAAGATTGGGTGGTAAAGGAATATAGCCTTGAAGGCAAAGAAATAGCAAGACCTTTTTATCCGGGCGGCGACTATGAAAGCTATGACTATCCTGCAGATTGTGTCGTGATAGATAATCCGCCATTTTCGATACTTTCAAAAATTTGCAAATGGTACATAGAAAAGAATATAAAGTTCTTTTTATTTGCTCCAAGACTTACACTCTTCTCAAATAATTTGGATGTAACATACATAATTGACGGAACACCGTCAATCGTATATGAGAATGGAGCAAAGGTTAGCACTTCCTTTATAACAAATTTGGACACTTGCAGGATAAGAAGTGCAAGTAGTTTGAAACATGCAATAGCAAAAGTCCAGAATGGGGGGGGTAAAGAGCTGCCACATTACGAGTATCCGAAAAATGTAGTCACATCAAGCGGACTGGAAGCATTTGCAAAGCGAGATGTCGAGTTTAGATTTGAGAAAGATGAAGTACATTTTACGAGAAAATTAGATATGCAAAAATCTTTTAAAAAAGCAATATTTGGAGCAGGCTTTCTAATATCAGACAAAAAGGCCGAAGAATTAAGAGAGGCAAAACAGACAGAAACAAAGAAAATACTCGGAAACACAGAGGCAAAAATTTACTGGGAACTTAGTGACAGAGAAAAAGAAATCATAAAAAACTTAGGATAGGAGGTCTTTATGGACAATGCATATGCAGCAGGCAAGAAGCTTCTTTGCGGAAGTTATACAGAATATACTCCTTCAGGCAAGGGCAATTTTGTCAAGATGGGATGCTGGGGCAAGGAGCCGAAGGTCGGAGCCATAGTGTACTTTTATAGTCCGAACATGGGCAGGGTGGCTCATGTGGGAGCCGTGGTAAAAGTAGCCAAAAATGGCAATACATATAAGATAATGACGGTCGAGGGCAACACATCTTCAGGCCTTTTTAATCGTAACGGCGGTTGCGTGACCGCGAAGACATATGAGTTTTTACTTAATCAAGTTGGAGGAAACAACCGCATAAACGGCTTTGGATATCCGCTTTTTGACGATGATACCTGTACAGTAGAAGAATTTATAGATGTATTAAAAGGTGAAGTCGGATATATAGAAAAAGCAAGTAATAGGGATTTGGAAGGCAAGACCGCAAATCCGGGCGATAAAAATTATACTAAGTATGGAGCGTGGTACGGCGATAACGGCGCTTATTGGTGCCAGCAGTTTATATCGTATTGCGCCTATATGGCTTGCAAGATACATAAAAGAGAAGAAGTCACAGGATGGGGGCAGGTGCAAGACAAGTGGAAGTATAAGCTGCATGGCCAATATGTAAATGTCCGTTTGGTTCTGGTGGAAAACGAGTTTGAATGCGTCT